TAAATCTTTCATATACCCATTCAGGTTCGTGTGTTGATACCATAATTGGATAAAGTATACCTTTATTATTAAAACTTTGATCATAATTAAAAGTATTCATTCTTTTTTTTAACCAATTTTCGGGTGGTATTAATATCAATTCATTTAAATTAAATAATTGTAATTTAAAATGTTCTAATTCTTTAGGTTTATTTTTGGCGTACAAAATTTTCATAACCAGCCTTTGCTACATAATAAGCATCTATAATATCTGTTACAGGATTATTAAGTTTAGTTTGTTCAAACTCTTTTACTAAATCTAAACCCGTATCTATTTTAAATTGTTCATACATCTTTAGTTTATCTGCATTACCTTTACCTGTTGCAATCTTTTTAATTTGTCCTGGAACAATTTGTGTAAACTGTTTATTACTTTTATATAATTTGTGTTTTAATGTTCCCATATTTTCTGCTAAATTAAATACTAGACCTTTACTACCAAAAGAATAACCTTCTATAAAAATATTATCAGTAATATCGTTAGTAAAAGAAAACGCCCAATCGGATATTTGATCGTGTCGTTGTTGCTCGGTGGTATAGGGTAAATGTAGTCGGCCATTTAGCTGTCCTTTTAAATAATCACCTTCATATTTTTTTACATTTGTAAGATAGTATATCTTACAGTTTTCAAACTTAAATTCACCTGTACATATACATACAGCAGGACTACTTAAACTATAATCAATCCCAATTATCTTCGTGTTGTTGCTCGATAGCCTCGTGATATTTTTCTTCATCAAAATCCTCTAGTTCAACTTCATAACCACAAAAAGGACAAGTAAGAGGTTCTAAGTCTTGCTCTTCTATATCCCATTCAATGGTATATTTAGTCTCACATTGAGGACAATGTTTTTTTGCTTTTTCGTTTGCCATTATAGTTTAAACTTTTTAAATTGATCTTTTTTAACATCTTGTTTAATGCCACCAATAACATAACTTTCAATTTCTGTTTCTTGCGGTGCATTTTGAAGACCTTTACTATTTAACCAATGATCTACCCAAGGTAATGGATTTGTCTTTTGATCATATACTTGATTTAATCCTATTGCTCTCATTCTTCTATTTGCCATATACTCTACAAACTGGTGTAAAAGTTTTTCTGATAATCCTATCATTGAACCTTTACTGAACAAATAAGTTGCCCAACGTTTTTCTTCTTGTACAGCTTCATCATACATTTTATAAACTTCTTGTTCACACTCTTTAATAATTTTAAGCATATCTTTATCGTTTTCGTGTTCTCTCCAGTTATTAATTATTCTTTGAGACATAGCAAGATGTTGGGATTCGTCTCTAGCAATAAATGAAATAATCTTAGCAGAACCTTCTAACATTTTTAATTCACCAAACGCAAATGAACAAGCAAATGATACATAAAATCTCAAACCTTCTAGTATGTTTACTGATACCATTGCCTTATATAATCTCTTTTTTAACTCATACATATCAACTTTTTTAGGATCAATCGCCCATTGATAACCCATATTAATTAAATCATCATAAGTTTGTGTAACAGACTTTGCTCTCTTTTCAATCTTTTCATCTTCAATAATTGTATCAAAGATTTCACTTGGATTTGAATATAAGTTTTTAATAATATAAGTGTATGATCTACTATGTATTGTTTCAATAAAGTCCCACGTTACTATACAACCTTCTAGTTCAGGTAAACTACAGAAAGGTAAAAACGCAAGACAAGGTCCTCTACCTTGTACACTATCTAACATAGTTTGATATTTAAGATTAGATGTAAAAATAAACTTTTGTTCAGGTCTTAATTCTGCATAATCATTTCTATCTTTTTGTAAAGATACTTCTTCAGGTCTCCAAAAGAAACCTAATTGTTGTTGATTTAATTTATCAAAGATAGGATATTTCATATTATCATATCTTTGAACCGCTAAATCAGGACCAAAAAACATCATCTGTTTTGTTGCGTCTAGTTTTTTATCTTTATTAAATACTGTTTTCATTATACTACGTATTGTTTGTTTAATATTATTGGTTTTAATCCTGTTTCCCTATTTAAAAACTTATAATCTAATTTACTTATAGCAAAATCTTTTTTTAATTTATCTGCAATCAAATAAGGATTAAATTCTGAACAACTATATATGTCTAATTGCATAAGTGCAGGATTTGGTTCATCCCAAACGTGCATAGCAATATGACTTGTTTCTATTACTGATATAGCAGTGATACCTCTATTGCCTGGTTTATCACAATATGCTACATAAGGTCCTAACATAACTTTCATATTAATAAATTTTATAAACTCTTCCATCCAACTTTTTAAATAATCAACATCTTTTGGTGGATTTGTACACTCAGCCCGAATAATTAAATGTTTGTGAATTAATATACTATTTTCCATTAATTTTTACTCCTATTGATGTTGCTATTACATATCTTACATCATCTGTTTTACCAATTTGTGGCGTATGTTGTAATTCAGATGGCCATATGTACCAAGTTTTTAATTTAGGTTTAGTCAGTATTGTAAAATTTTTTGTATCAAAAATTGTTCTTCTATCAGTTTTAGTTAAATATAATATACCTGATATTTCAGCTGAAAATGTATCACCATTTTCAGGTTCTGTTATATGATTATGCCAAGTTAATTCTGGTAAATCATTTGCAAAATATCCCCAAGCCTTTTCATAAATTACTTCAAAGGTATTTGGATAAAAAAGTTTAACTGCATCATAAAAAGTATTTTTCATTACTTTAATACTTTTATTATCTACATTAAATAATTTAGTATCCGTTTGTTGTTTTGGATGAAGACACTTCGGATAATTTTCACAACATTTATTTGTTGAAAAATATTTATTTATAATATCAATAGTTTCTGCTACCACTTCATCACTTATTGCTTCAGAATAATCTTTATTGAATATCATATTATATTGTACAAGACTCGCAAACTTCTTCTTCGTCTTTTAATTCTATTTTAGTTTCTTCTGGTACATCATCTTTAAATCCAATAGGATGAGCAGGTTCATCTATGTCTTTTTTAGCGTCATACGTATTTTGATAATATGAAGTCTTCCAACCATATTTATAAGTTGTTAATAAGTCTTGTGCCATAACAGATACAGGCACTTGTCCATCTTCATAGTTTTCAGGATTATATGACCAGTTACCTGATATAGCCTGATCAAAATACTTTTGCATTACTGCTACTATATTAATATATCCTTCGTTTGATTTCATATCCCATAATAAAGTATATTTGTTTTTTAATTTGTTATATTCAGGAACAACTTGTTTCAAAGGTCCTTTTTTAGATTTCTTAATACTTAAATAATCTCTTGGTGGTTCAATACCATTTGTTGCGTTAGAAACAACAGATGAAGATTCACTTGGCATTTGAGCAGAAAGTGTACTGTGTCTTAAACCGTGTTGTTTAATTTCTTTTCTTAACCATTCCCAATCAAAAGTATAATCTCTTTTAATTATTTCATCTACTTCTTTTTTGTAAGTGTCTATAGGTAAGATACCATCTGCATATTTTGTTTTATCAAAGTATTCACATTTGCCTTTTTCTTTTGCAAGTTGATTACTTGCTTTTAATAGATAGTATTGAAATGCCTCGGTTAGTTTATCTACTTGTCTCCACGCAAGTTTTTGATCATACTTATATCCTTTTTTAGCAAGATAGTGAGCCATACCTATATAACCTATGCCTAAACTTCTTCTTGCTTTTGTAGATACTTCAGCAGCTTTAATAGGATAGTTTTGATGATCTATAATTTCTTCTAAACTTCGTACTGCTAAATCACATAAAGGTTCTAATTCATATCTACGGTCTATCTTACCTATATTAATAGCAGATAAAATACATAATGCAATCTCACCTTCACCATCTATATGATCTATTGGGTCAGTTGGTAATGTAATCTCTTGGCATAGATTTGACATATAAACTCTATCTTTAAATGATGAGTGAGTATTACAATGGTCAATATTCATAATATAGATACGACCTGTTTCTGCTCTTTCTTTTAAGATGTCAAAAAATAATTCTTGTGCTGAAACTTTAGTTTTCTTTATACTTGTTTTTCTTTCTGCCTTTTCATAAAGTTCATCAAATTCTGGTGTGCCCCAAGCCTCATATAGTTCAGGTACTTCGTGTGGTGAAAATAAAGTTATATCTTCTTCGTTAATAAATCTTTCATAAAATAGTTTTGACATTTGAATTGAGTAATCTAATTTTCTAACTCTATT